TTTATCTCTGTTATAACGTGCCCATACGCTTTTTGTTCTTCTGGGGAAAAAACGACCCATAACTGCATCTGCCCATTAATAATAAGCCGCACTATATCGTCAACTGTAGATCGCCCTCTAGTCCAAGACTCAGACTCTTTAAGGTACGGAAATATTGCTATTACGGTTTCGCTTACTTTTCCAATAGGAGTTAAAGAAATGTCTAAATTCATGCAGGTAAAAATTTATGGGCTTTAACTTGTGGCGCTTGTTTTTTCTTGCCAGTTCTTGCTTTACGAATCTTATCCATCATGCTATAAAGCCGTTTTGCGCCAGCATCAGTAGAACCATTACCGAGATGAGAAACCACATCCGCAGGAACAACAAATTCCCCATCAGCCAAACGAGCAGGCTGCTTATTACCAATAACGGCAGGAATAGAATCAGACATACCGTCCCCAGGACCTTTAAGCATACGCCCACCATCTGAATATCCCCCTATACCACGCATAATTCCGCCACTAGCAAACGTTCTTTGAGCACCTGCATCTAACACTTCCATGCTGGTTGGGCGTTGTATCGGCGTAGCGTATTGGGTTTTATCAATCATACCTTGTGGGTACAGACCACCCTGTGGGTTAATAGCCGTGTTCATCTGGCTCATACGTTCAACTGGACCGCCTGCTTGGTATGCGCTCATTAAACCGCCAGCAGCAGCTTCTTCAACGTCACCGAGCTGTTTAACTTCTTTTAGTGCTATAGCGTTTTTACCCATCCCTGCTTTGCTAGCACGTTTTTTTATGTTGTATAACGCTGCGTTGTATGCGTCTAAATTTCGTGTATTGGGGTCGGAGTCACTATAAGTACCTACATCCATACCAGAACTTCTTGGGAGGTCTTGGACTATACCTCTGTTTGCAAACGCCACGGCCCCGCCACCAGCCATACCAGTATATGGGTTTTTCTTATAGTCAGGGTAGTTTGCTGTGTAGTATGGATTTGGCTGCGATGGTTCTTGAGCACGGAAGTCTGGAGAAATTCTGTCTAACGAAGACTCTGATTCTCCTGTTGGCATTTTTTCAGTTTCTGGGCCTACACCCATTTGGGCACCAATCCCAGGAGCGCCGAGTATAGCCGCTTTTTTAGCTATGTCGGTCATGCCAGAACCTAAACCGCTGTAGTAACTTGCATTAGGCGTAGGTGTAGGTAAAGCGCCCGCCCCAATACCTGAAGGTGAAGGTGGTACAAACCCTGTAGTTGGGCTAGCAGCGCCAGTAATTGCTGGGTTATATGCAGAAGACGTCATTTCCCCAGACGGAGTAAACGACATTGCATTTGTAGGGGCTACCGCTTCAGCGCCTGCCGGAACCAGTGCGTCAACAGCAGGAGCTGCGTCATAAGCACCTAGACCGCCAGAAATAGCACCGCCAATACCACCAAATAAAGCGCCTTTGCCTACATCCCCGCCTTGTATGCCGGAAGAAATACCGCCTATGAGAGCACCGGCACCGGCACCAGCCAAGATACCACCAGCCCCCGCTAAAGCTGTACCTGATAAAGCAGCGGTAAGAGCAGGGGCAGCAGCACCAGCCGTAAAGTAAGTCGCTGCACCAGCAGCTACAATAGGTAGAATTTTAGACAAGAAACCAGCTTCGTATAGCCCTGTTTCTGGGTTAATAGTTAGGTCTCCGCCTTGGGCCATAGCAAGCTGACGCAAGCCTTTAATCTCGCCCTTGGTCATATGGACGAGTTCGGTGTCGGGCCCACGACCCTTAGATTTTAGGTGTTCAGCTGCAATTTTAAGGCTCATATGTGCCCCTTGGGGTTATTTGGTGTCAAGTTTATCATGTTATAGCCTTTTAAACCACTGTTCCAGCAGCGTTTATCCAGTTTGTTCCATTCCAATAAATAGGCCTGCCAATAGTTGTGTCAAAGTAATACTGCCCTACTTCTCGGCGCTCGGTTGGTCTGTTTGCTGTAGTGCCAGCTGGAGGCACAGTGACGTTCTGGGTAAAGTTATCAATCTGGTTAAAGTACAAGCGCAAGGCATTAGTAAGCTGGTCAATGTAGCGTTGGTCATAAACAATCGGCGCAACCAGTAAGTTGGGTGCTTTTGAGGGGCGTAGGGGGGTAACAGCCATTATCTGCGTCCGTCTGGTCTAATATCAATTCGTGGGCTACCTAGCTGCCAAGCCACCCCTAAGCTGTTTGACTCAATCCGAAAGCTCATTTGGCGAGCCCGCAGGCGGGTGTATACCTGCCCATCAAACTCCTGAACCTCGTAGGTATTGCGGCTGGTGTAGTTCTGCGTACTTTGAACTTGCGGTCTATCTGCCGTACCGTAAGGCGCTCCTGAGTTTTGCCGTGGGCGCAAGGTCATCGTAACCGAGGGCTGGTTTGCATTAGAGCCGTTAAACGTAATGTCTGGCAGGATGCGCCATACAAAACCAAAGTTATGCCCGTCACCAATGTCAAAGTCAGACGACTGGATATACGCCTCAATCGGTACTGGGGTTAACCCTGATACGTCATCTACGTTTGCTTCATGGAACAAGATTTTATTACCTGTTGGGTACGCAGCCATTGGGAACTGACGCAAACCGGAATCTAGCCAAGCCGTTCTGTTCATTGTGCCGTACGACCATACCCGCTCAAGATAATTGTAGATGATGTACTTATTAACTGCATTGCTGTTTTGCGAGCAGTAGAACCACCATACCTCGTTGTAGGACTCATTTGACCCAGCAAATACTTGGAACGCTTGATCTTTATTAATGTCGTCAAATACAAACTGCCAGAGTGAGCAGGGTAAGGTTTCTACACGACCTGTGTATGAGAAGAACTTATCTGTACCCATCCAGTACGTTACGTTATTTACCGTAATTGAGGCATTAGGCGACATCATAGATATGTTGTCCTGCAACAACTGAAAGCCCCAGACGTACGGTGGTCCTAAGTACTGCATAGAGTAAACAGCCGCATCAGACCAAACCAAGATTTCCTGACGGGTTGAACGGGCGCACATAATGAACGAGCCAATGTTTAGGCGGTACTCACCTGATTGGTTTGTGGCAGCTGGTACCCAGTCAAACGGGTTTTCTTGGTCAGACCAGCGCACTAAGAGGGGGTCAAACTGTGTATTAGGCACTGCTGGATCGTATGGGTTAGCGCCAAAACAGATAGCAAAACGCTGAATCGAAGAGCCGATAATCTGGTTGGTTGTGTTTGGCACAAACTGTCCAGCAAAGCCTGCGTTAGTTGAGGCAGTATTAAGTAAAAGCGCCCGTACGCTGGTGCCTGTAGTGGCATCCCAGTAGTAAATTGAGCCACCACGAGGGGCAATCAGTAAGTCTTCACCAAAGTTATCGTTTGTCCAAAGGCGTAACTGCTGACCAATACCCACAGACGCTGCAGTGCCCCAGCCCCGTACAGGAGCCACAGGAGTTGAGACTACAACCGTACCACCCGAAGCCGCAGTCGAGGTAGTTAAGTACGTAAAGCCGCCAATAACGGTAGAGATTGTGTAGGTGCTTGAGCTGGTTACAGTAACTGGAAACGCCTTTTGTAAAACTAAGCGATTGATTCCGCAGGCATCGGCAGAAATACTAGAAAAATACACGTAGTCGCCGCTAGTTAAACCATGCGCTGATTGAGTAACCGTAAGGACTGAAACGCCGATGCCAGCAGCCGTAAATGGGTTTGTTAAGGTTGTGTTTACATAAGAAGGCCAAGATCCTGCACCCCAACCCGTGCCGACAATAAAGGTATCCAAGCCGGTATTTATTTGAAAAGCCATCGTAATAGCAGTGCCGCCGCCAGTAGCGGTTGAGGTTGCGTTGCTTGCTACGGTAAACGTAAAGGTATCTAGGTCTACATACGTAATCTGATGTTCTGCATTTAATTCAGATGCGGGTATGCCGCCTACGGCTGTAGCACCAGAAATAGTCACAAAGTCATTAGTCAGACCGCCATAGTTAGCGTAGTCAACTGTAATAACGTTTGAGCCGTTGGTGGTTGTAATAATGTTATTTGTTGTCGGCGTAGACGCAGTAGTAAACGTAACCCGAATAGGTGTAATGTCGTTGTAGTCGCCGCCCTGCTCGATGTAGTATTTAAGGTTAGTGCCAATACCAAGTAAGTTAGCACCGTTTAAAGTAACCCAGTTCCACAGCGCACGGGCTATGCCCAGAAACGTCTCGTTAGATAAGCGAATCCAGCCGCCAATCTTCTCAGGGTAGCCAGAACGAAAACGCACCTTGTCGCAGTCAAAGTAACCGCCCTCGTTGGAGTAGTCAGTACCTTCTCGGTTAAGCCCTGGTCTAAATTGTAGTTTTTGTAATGGCATAGGTTATCCTAGTGCTGCAAGTGCTTTAGCTATTTTAGCTTTTCTGTCTTCTAAACCAATAAGTCCACCGTTAATACGTTTGGTCATAGTTTCTATATCTGCGGTATCAGCCAAACTGTTTAAGCCCTTTTTATTCCAGAACCAGCCGGCGCTTAAAGCAGCATACTTAGGCTCAATTAAAAGATTAGGATTTCCAATAAAATCAATACCAAGAGCAGTTCCGCAGTTTGCATAGTTCTCCCTGCCGGTCAATTGAATTAATCCTCTCCCCAAATACATAGAAGCCTCTTCCTCAGAGGTATTGCCTAAACGTCCGTTGTATACCTTACCAGCAATCTTAGCTGGCTGACGAGCATATTGGTCTGCTATTTCTTTAGTAGCAAAACGGCTGGGCCAAGTCTTCATTAGACCTTCTGCACTGTAATTGAGGTTTTCCTGCAGGGTTTTAAAGTTACCAGACTCATGAGCGCACTGCCCAATAAAACAAGCCTGACGGGCAGGCGTAGAAATGTCGTACTTAGCAAAGGTTTCTTCTAATGGGCCTAGCCATTTATGGTCAATACCCAAAGCGTCTAATTGGTCGTACGTCATTCTTTCTTTTCCTTAGCTTTCATGTCCATAATTTTCTCGAGGGTGCGACCACCAAAGTAAAAACTCATGATAAGCATGCCCCACTGCCCAAGCAGTTCTACGTAGTTATTGTTTACTTCAATATCGGCAGCAGATAAACCAGCAAAACTAGTGTAAACAACCAAAATAAAGACAAGCGTCATTGGGCGAATGTTTTTAGACAGCCAGCTATCACTAGCCATGTCAGCTTGAAGCCTTGCAGTTAGTTCGTGTTGCTCTGCGGCGTCGGCGTTAATCTTAGCCAGTTCGCCGTTCTGTTGCATTTCTAGCAGTTTTAACTTAGCTTGTTCAGCCTGTGCTGGGTCTGGGAATACCTTGTCTAGTATCTTGCCGCCAATATCAAGTAGTGCGCCTAGTGGAAACATTTAAAAAGCCCTCAAAATAAATTTAAGCCACAGGGTTACTACCAATGCGGCAACAAAACAATAAAACTGCACCCTTCGTACTGCTTTTAAATCGTGTTGGAACTCTTCGTTATTCTTGCGTTCCATGTTTTCAATATCCAGCTTAATTCTAAGCAATGCGTCCCATTCTTTGGCACCGTACTGCTTTACAAACTTAATCTTTAAATCCGCCTCCTCGTCGGAGATTTGCTTCTTTCGCTTCCATTCTTCAAGCGCTTTAACCAGCGCTCGTTCCTTTTTAAATTCTGCTTCTCGCCTTGCCCGTATGCGCTCTTGCGCTTGCTGCTGGGCTACATCTACGGCGTCTCTTTGTATGTTCTCAATCTGCTTAGAAACAGACTTGCCCGCATCACGAGCAGAGTCCAGCCCAGAACTAAGCCCTTTTACTCCTTCGGACAAACCCAGCAAATCGGACATATTTCACTATTTGCACCTTATGGTTTTGGTGGTACGTTAGGCATATTGGATAAAAACCCGCCGACAGTCGTGTTAGGTTCAACAGAAGCCAGGCGTGGAATAGCCCATGCCCAGACGTCATCACGCCATTTACTCATAGCTTGCGCTTCTTTAACGTACTGTGGGTTTGAGCTAGTCACATAAGAAACGGCAGACTCAATACTGTCATAACCCCATGATTGTGCACCATCGTTAATAGCCGATGTTACTGAAGGAGATAGGCGGGTTTGCGCTTGTTGCTGCGTTTCACCCGGAGGCCATGAGCCTGTAATTTCTACCCAGCCAGCATCAACAGCTTTTTGGATATATGGTAGCTGTGACGCAACATTTTGGTCGTAGCCGTAAACTTGATTTGCAGGGTCTCTAAAATATCGCATCATTTATCCTTAAGAAAGTTCAGTCCAGTTGTACACACCCTGACCGGATGTAAGTAGATAAGTAGCGCCGGGTGGAACAATAATAAACGTACCACCATAAGAACCGCAGCCGTTAAACTGCCATTGATACCATGCTACTAAGCTACCATTAACATAAGCATGGATTTCAGAAGTAAAGGCGCATGTTGCTGTAGCAGACACCGCAATCGGATACGAAAAAGAATTAGTGTACGTAGTTCCAAAACTACGGCTTGGGTAAGTCCAAGTCTCGCCAGTAATACCCAGCCCCAGCTTAACGCCAGAAGACGCTAGAGTAGCTGAAGTCCAAGTGGTGCCGTTTGAGACGAGCAAGTTACCAGATGTGCTAGGAGCCACAAAGTTAACAGCGGATGTGCCATTCCCTAAAACAACGTTATTAGCAGTTAGAGTAGAGCGTCCAGTACCGCCGTCAGCTACGGCTAAGTCCGTGATGCCAGTGATTGAGCCACCCGTAATGTTGACGTTGTTAGCGTTCTGGGTGGACATCGTGCCCAGTGAACCTGTTGCCGCAGTAATAGCTGCTGTTGTAAACGCCGTTGTAGCTATCTGTTGTGTGTTTGTTCCTGGAGCTGCCGTAGTGGATAGAGGAGTTCCAGTAAATGTCGGCGATACTGAGGAAATAGCACCTGAGAATACTGCCGTTGAGCCTGATAAAGCACCTGTTAAAGCAGTCGTGCCTGTAACCGCTAAGTTACCGTTTACAGTAAAGTTACCTACGGAACCAGATAAAGCGTTGTAAAAGTTAGTTCCGTCACAGTACACATATGCCGCAATACCGTTAGGAATAGTTACGCCTAGACCGCTAGAACCAATAATTTGCACCGACTGGCTGCCTGTAGTGGTATTTCTAACAAGGTATGTTTTTTCTACCAGTGGGGCAATAAGATTACGAGTAGCTGTAAGAGCGCCGGTAAGAACCAAAACTTGGTTTCTGGATTCGTCTGATACACCGTTAAAGTTAGACATGGTGTAGTTGGCGTCTGACATGGTAATAGTTACAACCCCGGCAATAGCCTGCTCAATAAGAGCACCAAGGTTGTTATTCGTGGTCTGACCCCAAATACCAGACTGATCGCCGTCACCGATTAATTCGATGCGTAGCGAGGGTGAAAAGGTAGATGCCATATTAGTCTTTCATTAACATTGCTTTGTGTCGATCGGTGTCCAATTTGGGGTCTGATTATTGCCAATATCTGCCCAAGTGATGCTTTGTGTGTTGTTTATAGCTTGCCAAGTTATTGTTTGGTCATCGTTAATTTTAAACCAACCATGCACACAAGCCAAGTCTAGCATTGTAAAGGTTTCGACGATAGATTGGAGGAAATTAGACTGCTGGGTGCTAGAATCTTCAGAATTTAAGTTTTCGGTGATACTGCTTAAAAACTGAGCAGTAATGCTTTCAACATCCGCTAAATCCGAGTTTTCTATAATAGACAGAAAAAACAACGAAATAATCGTGGCTGCATCCTCCATTGTCTCGGTTTCATTAATGCTCTGTAAAAGCTGGGCAGATACGCTGTTAAAGTCCAACGACTCTATGGCTTCGGTAATACTAGCTGCAAACTGAGCGGTAATAACCCGTATATCATTTAAATCGCTGTTTTCTGTGATGGTTTGACCAAAAGCAAACTGCTGGGTGCTAGCATCGGCTACTTCATCTATTGGTTCGCTTATAGCTTGCAGTGCAGCAAAATAGACCTCGTAAACATCGGCGGGGTCAAAGTTCTCGGCTCGGCTAACGGCAAACTGGGCCTCTATGGTTGGGGTATCCGCTAAGGTAGAGTCTTCAGTCAGGCTAGAAGCAAACTGGGCCGTAATCTCAGGGGTATCCGCTACCGCCATGATCTCATTTAAAAGCCCGTAAAACTCGCCCGTTGTGGTATCAAACTCTAGTAAATCAATGTTTTCGGTTACGCTACCTAAAAAAGCAGCTGTAATGCTGGCGGCATCGGCAAGCCCAGAGTTTTCTGTAACGGAGCCCTCATGAAATATATTTGCCAGCGAGGCAAACGGGGTTTGAGCAAATGCGCCTATTCCAAACATAAATTATTTTCTTCTTCAACTACGGGTATGGCTTGCCATTTGCTTTTGTAACCCTGAGATTCGTTTATATACCGCACTTGTAATATGGCATCACCATTAATGGTTTTATATATACGAAACTCAGGCGTTGAATTTGGGTAAACCATTAACTACTCCAAACTTCGTTTGGCTTTGCAGGCCATGTTAAGAAGCCTTCAACTGGGTTGATTGCAATATCCCGTAAAGCACTGCGATATGCCAAAAATTCAGGCTGGTTTGTTAAATAAGGATTGCTTACGGCGGGGTCAATAATTGATTCTGTTGCAGTCCAGTCAGATTCAGAAAGCAATCGTACCGCTTTATCTTTATTTTTTTGTGCGCTTGGCGGTACGATCGGAGGAATTGGCTCGGGTACAAACTCTGCGATAGGGCCGTACTCACCAGCGTTGCCTTTAGTCCAAATAGTATGGATATGCTCATAAGGGTCAGTTGCGTTAATACCTGTGGGCATTTCTTCGTTAAATTCTTCATATTTAACAATGCAAGAAAACATAGTGTGTTCTGCATTATCCCATTGCAAATCTTTTACATATTGAATAGTAAACATATTTTTATCCTTTTAAGAAACACGAGTGTAAAGTGCAATCAATGCGTATGACTGGAATTCGTTTTGCTCATCGACAAAACCGCCATATCTTGCACCCGCACCATAAGTAACTCGCCATGTCCCACTTAAAGCGGTAGTACCTGCAGGGATTTGATAGCCAGTGTTGCCTGTATTAAAACCGCTATATCTAACTACAACTTGAGCAAGCCATTGAGTTCTTGGACCAGAGCCGGATACTCCATTAGAAAAAAACCCAGATTGAGACATTTGTGAAATAGTTGACGCATATAATAAATTAGAACCACTTACTGTACCGCCGCCAACAACACTTGATGTGCCTACGTAACAAACTAAAGCAGTAGAACCAATAGCATCTATAGAAGTAGTAACTACCGCACCTGTTTGTCCGTTAAGGGATGTTACGCCGCCGCTTGAACCGCTAGATGCCGCAGTAATATGTCCTTGTGCGTTTACGGTAATGTTTGCGTTTGTGTATGACGCTGCCGTCACACCTGAAGTTGCGTGAGAAATAGCGGGGGTCGCGCCACCAGAAGAAACAATAGGCGACGTACCTGTAACAGAAGTAACTGTGCCTACTGAAATTGAACCCCCAAGGCTTGTACTTGTGCCGTTAATGGTAATAGCGCTGTTTGTAAGGCTTCCGTTTGCAATGTTGCTAAGCGTATTACTTGCGCCAGAAATTGTTTTGTTAGTAAGCGTTTGAGAGCCAGTTAAGGTAGCAACTGTTGAGTCAATGGCAATCGTGCCTGAGCTTGTAATCGTTCCGCCCGATAAACCCGTACCAGCAGTAATCGATGTCACGGTGCCTGGGTTTGATGTAACCGTACCCCAAGAAGTATCAGTGCCGTTGGTAGTTAAGTACTTACCTGTATTGCCTGTCTGGCTAGGAAGAATAGCGTTTGCTGCACCTGCAGTTGTGGTTGCGCCTGTACCCCCACCGGCTGGCTGTAATACACCAGACGAGTTTACGTTAGTGCCTAGGGCTGCTAGATTATCTGCTTGTGACATGGTTATACCTTTAAGTCTTTAAGTCGTCTGGGATTTATAACCAAACTGGTGTAGGTTCAGTAGGAAAATCAGGATTAATCTGTGGTTGAATTACCAAACCACGCAAAATCCCACGGTACGTTATATAAGCATCAGAGTTTTTTAATCCAACATCAGGTAATACCGCCCAGTCAGAAGAAGCTAATAATTGTTTAGCTTTGGTTTTACAATTATTTTTATCTTCAATATTTTGTAATATTACGAGGTGGTCTTCAAGTTCTTTTTTAGTAGGTTTTGGTATATCTTCAGAATACCACTCTAAACGAGAGTAATCTTCTTCATATAAAGTAAATTGAGCAGTTGGGTGTAAAGAAACAATTGCATCAGTTAGTTGGCTCATCCTTTAACCTCCATCAATGTATAACTAGACATTGCCCTAGCCCCAAAAGCATTAGACGTGTCTGTGTCGTTTTGGGTTCTATTAAAATAATACGTACCATTACTTTCTGCTTTAACTTGTATACTATAAGTTACTGATGATGTAGAAGATGGAGAATCTAAAAATTCCATAACTGCAGGAGCGTAACTATGATTTCCATCGGCTGTTCTTTGTTTACGGGCTATTGATTGGTCTCTGCTTCCTGAAGCGTTTCCAACACTACCAGATGGTACACTTCCGTTTCTTAGTAATCTATATATGTACGCATTTCCTGTAGACGCATCACATCCAATAGAAGCCCTAATAAGCACTTTATTTGCAGTGCTAGATGGTGTAATAGCAGCAGAAAAACCTGTAATAGTTGTCCAGTCGCTGGTACCCATTGAAAAAGCATCTGTTTTGGCTGTTTGAACAACTTGTAAAACTGTACCAGCGGGTAAAGATACCGAACCCCAACTAGGCGCAGATCCAGAGCCGTTAGAAGTAAATACTTGCCCCGAAGAACCGTAGTTAGCACCGCCAATACCCCATTGACCAGATGCTCCTATGCGGAAACGTTCTGTGCCGTCATTAAAGAAAGTTAAAGCACCGCTAGTATTTTGAATGCTGTGTTGTGTAGTTCCGTTATTTAAATAAAATATTGGTGTTCCACCTGAAATGCTTGAACGAATAGTGCCAGCTACATCTAGCCTTACTCCGGGGCTTGTGGTGCTAATTCCAACATTGCCGCTAGAATCAATTACAAGCCTATCTACGCCTTGTGTTTGGTCATAAATTCTAAATTGGCTAGTTGTTGATGTTTTAGATAAAATTCGCCAAGTTTGTGGTGTTCCGTTTGTATCAGTTAAAAAGATAGAAGCACTAGAACCTGCTACGGTAAGCCCTGCACCTGCTGGGGTAGTCGTTCCAATACATACTTCACCAGTAGAAACAATACGCATCCGTTCTGTGTTATTTGTACCGAACCACATCGCATGATTGCTTCTTGTGTATAAAGCTCCCAATCCAGTATCAGCACTAGCGGATAAATACACGTATGGTTGGGTTAATGTGTCATCTCCAACCGAAGTAATTGTTGTTCCCGTAGTTCCAGCAACGTGTAGTTTTTGACCAGGGCTACTAGTGCCAATACCTAAACGAACATTGGAGTTGTCCCAAACCAAATTAGCAGAACCAGCAAACGCACCAGCGTTGTTGTATTGGACTTGGGTTGTTGAGCCGCCGGGGGCTACGCCCGTAGATGTGCCAGTACCACCGTTAGCTACGGGAAGAATACCTTCAACGGTATTAGCTAGGTTTACTTTAGTGGTTGTCATAGTGTATTGGCGGCTTGCTGTGCTTCGTATGCAGAAATAACTTCGGGTGTCCAGGCAACGTTGCAGATGGCTTGAACCTTCTCTGGCTGGTCGGCGATGTCTTGGCCTGGCGTCAGGCTGGTGCGGTGGTAAGTTTGGCTAATCTGGTTGCCATCTTCCATAATGCGTGTAGCTTCACGATACAACACGATACCGTTCTCGGTTACTGTAATTTGGTCTACTACTGTTTCTTTGGTTAATGCCATTTTAATTCTCCTTTAGTGTCTGACTAACGCATCCACGCTAGTTAAGTTTCTGTAAAATATGTAACTGTAAGTCGGGCTTGAAATGTTGAACCTATTAAACCAATTCCCCAATCTGCACCAGTTGTTTCATTACTTTCAAAAATACTTAATTGTGTGCTGTTGCCGTTTACCCTACAAACAATTAATTGACCATCCGTGTCCCCTAAAGCCGATGTAAAGTTATACATTTGACCTAAAGACCCAACAGAAAAATTTTGCCCAGCCAAGCTTCCTGCCGTAAATGGTAAACCTCCAATCAAAACACTACCAGTACCGCCTGTTCTTGCGGTTAGTACAACGATTGCAACTACAGTGACTTGCCTACCAACCTTTGTGTAATATCCTGTTTGCAAACTATATGTAACAGTTGGCTGTGTGCCGTCTGAAACTATAGTCGGTGTCCAAGTACCTTCCTCATAATCATCTAGTGTGTTTGCGTTAGATGAAGCGGATTGGGTTGCTGGGAATGTGATGCCTGTGCCAGTCTGAGTTGAAGCACCTTGTAATGCCAAAGATTTGTTTAGTTCAACAGAAAGGGTTTGAGTCCAAGAAATTGTACTTCCAGCAGATCCTGTAGCAGTTTGATTAAATGTAATTGGACCACCAACTGTCACTCTAGAAGCAACTGCAGCAGATGTTCTTATCCAGTTTGCGCCTGCAGCATCCAAATAATTATTGGCTTGAATTTGAATAGAATTTGCATCAGCTGTTATTGAATTATTAGTTTGAAATGATAGAGTATTCCATCCTGCAAATTGCGGTGGAGGAGTACCTGCTATACCAATACGCCCAGCAGAGTCAATACGCATCCGTTCTGTAGGGGCAGTATCCGTTGTTACACTGCGAGTTGTAAAATACAAATCACCCTTACAAAATGCTGTTGTGTCAGTAGTTACAAAACCAATTGTTGCAAAGTTTTGACGACTGGCGCTTGAGTAATTAAATCCTACTTCGAGTCTAGCTCCTACAGTATTATCAGTTCCTTGCCCAGCAAGACGAATAATGTCACTTGCCCCAACAGTAGATTGTGTGGTTGCATTGTAAATATGAACTGGCTCTGCAGGCGTAGCAGTACCAACACCCAGATTAGTACCATCAAACACAAACGTAGACAAGTTTGCCAGCGCACTTGTGCCAGCGCCGTAAGGGATACGATTAGAAGCCAGAGTATTTAAACCTGTACCGCCGTTAGCCACATTTAACGTACCAGCCAATACAACTGCGCCAGTAGTAGCAGAAGATGGGGTTAATCCTGTAGTACCAGCGCTAAACGAGCCTACTGTGCCAACCGATGCAATACCAAGATAGCGGACTGAAATGTTACCTGTACCAGCGGGGGGAGCGGTCAAGAAGGTTAGGGTTGTGCTTACTACTGTGTAAGTGCCAGGATCTTGAACTACACCAGAAATAGCTACTAGCAATGAAGCAGAGTTAGCTGGCACAGAATTCATGGTAAATACTGTTGTTGTGCCATCACCGTTAAAGACTTGGTACGTAATTGTGCTGTACAGATTTAAGTTACTAAATACTACGGCTTGGACTATATCTCCAGCATTTGCAGCAACAGCCAACGTGAAGGATGTGCCGTTAGTAGCAGTAAAGTCTGTTGTAGCTAACTTAACACCGTTGCGGTACACGTCAATTAAACCAACATTATATGTAACGCTAAATACAGTCTGACCAGCAGTTGCCGTAAAGTCTGTCCGTGTAATTGTTCCGCCACCACTAGCAGGAGTAGACCATACGGTTGTTCCGCCGCTTACTGTTAATACTTGACCCGTAGAGCCAATACCAAGGCGAGTTGCACTATTTGTGCCATTACCAACAATCAAGTCACCCGTAGTAGTAATTGGGCTTAGAGCATTAAACGCCGCCGCTGCTGTAGTCTGACCTGTACCGCCGTTAGCGATAGGAAGAGTGCCTGTAATACTGCCTGCTGGAACAGAACCCCACGAAGGAGCACTGCCTGTATTACCTAAAAGAACTTGCCCTGTAGTCCCTGCTGCGGTTATCTGTAGAGGACTTGTGCCATTGCCGTAGACAAGACCATTAGCAGTAGCTGAAGTTATCCCAGTACCACCAGCAGGAACAGGCAAAGTACCCGCAGTTAATGCAGAAGAAGATGTTGAGTACAGCGCATTATTAGCGCCAGTAAATGTTGTTAGTCCAGTACCGCCATAAGCAGTACCAATAGTTGTACCATTCCAAACAGCATTAGTAATAGTTGCATTACCAAAGTCTGCGGTGGGTATACTAAAGTTGTATGTGCCAGGTAAGAAAGAGTAAATACCCCAAGTACCTGCGGAAGTTGCAATACTTGTTGCGCCTAATTGAGCAGCACCACCAGGCGGAACAATATCAATCGTAGCGCTGGCGTTGTTTGTAATTGTTAAAGCCCCGGAGGAATTATTAACAAAAACAAAACTTTGTCCAATCTGCAATGTTGTAGCGTCAGGAAGCTGGATAGTTTGGGTGGTAGAGCCAATTAAAACCTGCGTTCTTGCAGAAGCTACTGTTAAAACCGTTGTACCAGCGGCTGCTGTTACCGCAGTAAAGCCCGATGTAAAGTTGTTAAAGGTAATGTTAGCGTTAGCGTCTCTGAGTACAACTGAGTTAGCGCCAGAAGAAGATGTTACGCCTGTGCCGCCATAAGCCACGCCAACAGTAGAACCCTGCCAAACACCAGAAGAAACCGTGCCTAATGCAGAAACGTTACCAGAAGCATCTAAATTTACAGATTGCTCAGAAGGGTAGGTAACAAATACAGTCTTAGTGCCAGCAGTAAAGTTTACTGGTGATGTGTTGCCGTTTGAGTTAGAAAGAACCGTAGTACGTGCAAGCGTAGGGCCTGAAGTTGAGTAAGTACCAATACCTACTTCCCAGTTTGCCCCGCCTTGGTCTGCGATTGTGTAAAAGGTAGTATTGCCGTTACCAATAACAGCAAACGTTTGATAGCCCGTCACCGCTCCTGCAAGGGTGAACGAGCCTGTACCTGTACTAGTCGAGGTTTCTTGTACTCGATCTGCTAACACCAGAGCCATCTAGGACTCCTTAAGAAGTTGCGGTTGTGCTATATGTAACTGAAACGGTGTCACCAGCGGTCGTAACTTTAGCAGTCGTAAATGCTCCAGCGCTATACAAAGTACCAGATGTGTTGTTAATCGTTGAACTAGCACCCGATCCAGTAACCAAGAAGCACCCACTAACTGTACCGCCTGCGCCTGTAATCGTATAAGTGATCGCCGAAGCAGCAGAAGTAGTTACGTTAGCTGGAGATAAACCTGCTGAAGTAGCAGAACCAAACACTGCAGTTCCACGAACAGCCGAACCGCCAACGGTGTAGTTAGCAAACTCAGTCCATCCAGCGTGGGATGCCATTGTGTCAGCTGCTAAGAAGGTTGGACCAGCACCGCCAATTAAACCTAAGAATGGGCCAACAACGGTGTATGAAGATCCTTTTAACAAGGTATCAAGCATAAGCTGTTTACCTACAGCATTGACTAGGTTAGGGATCTGTTCTTCCCATTTAACGTTACCGTCCTGGTCACGGCAGACAACGTGATACGCGCCTTCAATGCCTACGGTTTCTGTACCGGCCACGTTAGCTTGTAGGCTAATCTCCGCTTTATCGCCGCAGCTTGCTAGTTCTTTTTGCATAATTGCTCCTAAGAAAATCTAATAATGGCGTCAGATGCTGTCGCCGTTGGGAAAGTTACTGTAAATGTGTTTGTAGCAGTTTTATCCGACCCAAAATTAAGCACGGCAACGGCAGCTCCAGTGGTGCTATTATAGATTAAAGCCCCCCTAGTCGTAAAGCTTGCTGGGTTCCAAGTCACGTTTGCAAAGGATATATAAGCCGTAACACCACTAGATGCTGGTCTTTGGGACACCGTTAAAACCTTGCCTGTTGCTGTATACCCCGTACCTACTACCTCACCCACAGATGTATAAGCCAAGGTTGTTTCATCTAAGTCGGCGTTGGCTGTATATAGGGCTATCTTGTAGGTATAAGGGGTTCCAACCGCAAAGTTCTCTAAAGCGCTTAAGCAGTTTTGTTTGAAGATGGTGCATTGACCTTGAGCAATTGTCATGGATTAACCGGGATTTTAGCTTGCCCGTCCCTGTATGCGTCACCACGCTCCAGACCAGTTCCCAAACGATTGAGTTGCATAAGCGCCTCGGTGTACTTGTCTTCGTAATATTTAACCAAATCAGCCTCGCCTTTCATGAAGAGCATTGCTTCACGCATAGCACCATACAAAAGCACAGGGTCATAATTGTCGCCAAGCCAGCTTGTGCCCGTAGTGTTATTAACTGCGCTAACCGTTACAGAGAAACCTGAACCGGTGCCCCCGATATAAGAAGAAGCGGCGGTAAGGCTGTTTCCAACAGTATAGAAACTACCACCATCAGTAAGCACAACGCTAGATACCACCCCACCAGCAACAGTAACAGTAGCCGTAGCTCCAGAACCCTGCCCACCAGATAACGGAACATTAGGGTAAACCCCAGTAGTATAAGAAGAACCGCCAGTAGGGGGGTTAAGCCCAGAAATAACGCCTTGAACAATAGATACTGGGTAGTAGAAGTAATGCAGCTCTACAGAATACCCGCTATTAGGAGTTGGTCCCAAGATAAAAGACAGCTCGTTAGCGTTGCTGTACTGAGAACCAAACAATGCGTAATACTTAGGTAGCCCTGTAGACGCTGGCGTTGGGTAGGCTTCCCGGATAAAGTTAACATCTTTGTTAAGTAAGTATGTGTACGTTTCTGTTGCTGCGCCGTAATTCTCAATAACTGCTAGCGAATAAGTAGACAAATAGTCATCAGGGCAAGACAGGTATTTATTACCTTGCGACAACGTACCCGTCACATTCTTACGCAACGATGGGAGTTGAACTGAGTTGTATATACGCTCTTCGGCTTCTTGAACAAAGCGTGGAATGTTAGATACAAACAGCGACTCTGTATTCTCAGAGTAGTCCTGAATTGCTTGGTATAGTTGAACGTAGTTCATGCTTATTCGGCTTTAGGTTCTTCCGCTGGCAACTGGGGTTCCGCTTGTACGCGAATCTTAGCCATTAAAGTAAACGCATTAGTTTTGGTAGGTAGTTCACCAAGTGCAGCCATAATGCCGTTAACTTCTTCTAGCGTTAAATCAAGTTTAATTGGGGTCTGTGCGCTCATGCCATTGGTCCTCTTGAGGTATAGCCTTTAGTCGCAGCGCCATTACCACGTTGCTTAATACCAGAAGTTTTAACTTCATCTTTTTGGCTTTTAAACACTTGGCTGCCAACAGACATTTTAACTGCGTCTACTGCGTTACCTGGTTTAACAACTGAATCTTTAGCTGATGTCATAACTTTACCGTCCATAGTGTGTGGTGCTGCATATACGGCAGCGGGTCCTACTTCTTTACCACCTTGTTTCATAGAAAACTTAGCCATGATTAACGGCCTCTACCAGAAGACTTTTGATTCATAGCACGAGCCATATTGCGCCCTACTTGTTTCATCTTCATAGACGTTACGCCAGCAGATTTTTTTCCGCCGTTGTTAATTTTTGCTGTAGGGCCTGAATCACCAAGGTTCTTACCCTCAGTTTTGCCTTTTTTGGCAATGCCATCTGCGTCTGATTTGTACATTTTAAACTCCTTAAGTTGTTGATATTGCTACTGTACCTACTTGTCCTAATGCAATCAAGTTGTTAGGCGTTAAAACCGAATCAAATTGACTTGCTCCACCCACTGGAGCAAAACCCCACTGTATTTGCCTGCTACCGTCTGCGGTATATCCTGATTCATCAAATGCTACTGAAGAGCCCGCTTCCGTCTGTAACCCAGTTAAACCCGAGGAGTAGTAACTTATATCTGGCCTTGGCTCCCGAATTGCTTGTGGATCTGAGACTGGGTACATACCTAACTGCAACTGCGGCTGATCTGGGTCCCAACAGCTGGGGCATACCTTAATATTATAAAGCTTTGTCTTTAATACTTGCTTCTTTAATTCTTTGAGCTTATAGCGTTGACCACACCGGTCGCACTCCGCAATTGCATTTTTACCTGACGCATACTTTTCTGGCATACATCACCTTAGTAGAATAACTGACGTGGCACATACCTATCACTAGATTTATCTCTATCCTCTTGTGAGGCCAACAGCCACTGTTGTTCGTATTCAGCCTTTAGGAACGCTACTCTCTCTGGAGCAACTTCCGGTTTTTTGACGGCTATCATAAACGCTAAACCAGCTACTAAGCAGGTAATTAGACGGAACGGAATGTCTTGGACATTAACACCATCGCCAGCATTTTGTATACGACGCAGGCGCCAGTAAATGAATGTGTAAGGACCGCCACCATCACCAGTAGGCCAGACGTTAACGTTAGGTAGGTTTAAAGCTGTGATAGCTTCTGCTGTTGTGTGCGCTGCTGCTGTTGTACCATTCTGGGCACGGAAGCAATTTAAAAGCTGGTTAGCCGCTGTGTCTACGTTTTGATACGCTATGATCTCAGTGCCAATCTGAATGAAGCCTGTTGTGCCAAGCTCAGCTACAGAAGTGAGGGTTAGCGTGGTATCTGTTGATGTTATGTTTGAGGCTAGCGTAGCTGTAATAGTATTCTGTTGCCCTGACTGGCGGTTAATCCAAACCTGAATAGGTCGGCCCTGTGCATTCTTAGTCGGTATCGTAGAATAGGTAGACTCAGAAATGCGGCTAATATTAATATCAACTTGGGTTTGGTCTGAGCCAGTACGGATAACTTGGTCTAAAAGGTCAATAGTATCAACAGGGATAGCGTAGATAGCCTGCCCCGTATTAATAGTAATTTGCCCCTGCTCAATAGTCCACAGGTTAATACCACGGTTAGCCCACTCAATAGTCAGTAAGTTTAAAGAGCGACGGGCAGTGCGCATATCATAACCAGAGCGCAGCTGTAAGCCAGCACGCTCATACGCCTCTTCGATTAACTCGGCGAGGTCGAGGTCAAAATTTGCTAAACCCGATGTGTTTGCCATTATTTAACTTTTCTGTACGGTTTTACTTTTGCTTTTACTTTTGCTGGCTGGGGCACGAACTGCTGCCCCTGTGCTTTTCCTTGTCGTTTTGCCCGTGTTGTTGCTGCGTACTCCTGCGGGCTTAGGGACTCGATTGCTTTTTTTGGCAGGTATCGCTCGCCGGTTTCGGACGACTTCTTTCCCGACTTCGTTGTCCACTTCTGGTCGCCCCACGCCTTGAGGCTGCGCTGTGATTTTGCTAATGCCATTAAGTAATCTCCAGAACCATTTAATCACGATAACCTCCACCTGCAGCTTTATATTTCTTAGCTACTAGTTGTGCTTTACGGGCAGACCATTGACCTGCGCCAGTGCCATGTGTTGCAGCAGCTTTTACTTGGGAAACAATCCGCTTACGAAGCTCGGGCTTTGTGTAGTTACCAGCGGCATTAACTTTGCCGCCGTCTTTGTACATGTCAGACGCTTTTAAAGACCCCGGCTTATCCAGTAGCTTCCTAGCCATAGCCGATGCAGTGCCACCTTTAGTGGTAACAACCGAACTTGGGCCTTTACCCTTACCAACTTTACCACCTTTGGCGTATTGGGTAAAGTCGGTGTCATCCCTGCGAGCTTTCTTTTTTGCACC